AAGCAATCACACAATTTCAAGCGCAAGCTTATAAAGAATTATTACCAGCAGATGGTCCAGTTAGAACACAGATGATGGGACTACCTACACCGGATAAAGAAGCTCAATCAGTAAGAGTTAAAGATTATATGAATTATCAAATTATGTCTGAGATGAAAGAGTACGAAGCAGAGTTTGATCAGATGTTATTTTATTTACCCCTTACAGGATCTGCATTTAAAAAAGTTTATTTTGATGAAGTAATGAACAGAACTGTTTCTAAGTTTGTGCCTGCCGATGATTTAGTAGTGCCTTACACTGCAACATCATTAGATGATGCGGACACAATTATACATGTTGTTAAAATGTCAGAAAATGATTTACGTAAACAACAAGTTGCAGGTTTTTATAGAGACGTAGAATTATCTCCAGCAGGATCAAGTGAATCTGACACTGAAAAAAAAGAACGTGAGTTAGAAGGAAGATCAAAAGGCAGAGAACAAAATATTTACACATTATTAGAATGCCATGTAGATTTAGACTTAGAAGGATTTGAAGATATTAATCCAGAAGATCAAGAGCCTACAGGAATTAAACTTCCATACATTGTGACTATAGAAGAAGGGTCACGTGATGTTTTATCTATTAGAAGAAATTATGAAATAGGTGATGCTAAGAAAAATAAGATAGATCACTTTGTACATTTTAAATTTTTACCAGGTTTAGGTTTTTATGGTTTTGGATTAATCCACATGATTGGTGGATTGTCACGTACTGCAACTATGGCCTTAAGATCATTACTTGATGCAGCAACTTTATCTAACATGCCTGCAGGATTTAAAATGCGTGGTATTAGAATTAAAGACGAAGCACAGCCCATTCAACCTGGAGAGTTTAAAGATGTTGATGCACCTGGTGGAAGTATCAGAGATGCGTTTATGCCTTTACCATTTAAAGAACCATCAGCTACATTATTAAATTTAATGGGTACAGTTGTTCAAGCAGGTCAAAGATTTGCAGCTATTGCTGATACGCAAGTTGGTGATGGTAACCAAGGAGCTGCAGTTGGTACAACTGTTGCACTTCTAGAACGTGGTTCTCGTGTAATGTCTGCAGTACATAAAAGATTATATGCTGCAATGAAAAAAGAATTTAATTTAATGGCAAGAGTTTTTAAACTTTACCTACCTGAAGTTTATCCTTACGATGTTGTAGGTGGTCAAAGACAAATTATGAAAACTGATTTTGATGACCGAGTAGATATATTGCCAGTTGCCGATCCGAACATTTTTTCACAAACTCAACGGATATCTTTAGCTCAAACAGAAATGCAGCTGGCAGCCTCTAACCCTCAACTACATAATCAGTATGAAGTGTTTAGAAATATGTATGAAGCACTTGGAGTAAAAGACATAGATTTAATTTTAAAAAAACCAGAACAACCAACACCAAAAGACCCTGCATTAGAACATATAGATGCATTAGCTGGAAAAAATTTTCAAGCATTCCCTGGACAGGACCACAAAGCACATATTACAGCCCATTTAAATTTTATGGCAACTAATATGGTAAAAAATGCACCTATGATAGCTGCTGCTATTGAGAAAAATTGTTTAGAACATATTTCATTAATGGGACAAGAGCAGATTGAACTAGAATTTAGAGAAGAAATAAAACAATTACAACAAATGATGCAAGCAATGCAGAATCCACAGATGATGCAGCAAAATCCTAACCTACAAAACCAAATTCAAATGATGCAACAAAAAATTGAAGCAAGAAAAGCTGTTTTAATTGCAGAAATGATGGAAGAATTTAGTAAAGAAGAAAAAAGAATTACTGGAGACTTTGGTAATGACCCAATCGCACAATTAAGAGCAAGAGAATTAGATTTACAGGCTCAAGAAAACCAAAGAAGAGAAAAAGAAGGTGAGGAACGACTAAATCTTGATAAAATGAAAGCTTTAATGAGTGATCAGAACCAAGATGAGAAGTTACAACAGAATGAAGAGCTTGCAAACCTTCGTGCAGAGACTTCTCTTGAAAAAACAATGCTTCAAAGCGCATTAAAAGAAGATAGGGGTAATTAATATGTGGTTTAGTGCAATAAAACTAGCCGTTTCGGCAGGATCAAAAATTTACGCTAACAAGCAGAAGACAAAGATAGCTATGTCAGATGCACAGCTTATGCATGCATCAAAAATGGCCGCTGGGACTGAAGCCTACCAGGGAAAATTACTAGAAGCCCGTCAATCAGATTGGAAGGACGAGGCAGTTTTGATAATTTTGTCGTTGCCAATAGCAATTCTGGCCTGGGCAGTCGTAAGTGACGATCCAACCGCTATGGACAAGGTAAAATTGTTCTTTGAGATGTTCTCGGAGCTTCCTAAATGGTTTACTAATTTATGGATACTTGTAGTAGCATCTATTTATGGTATAAAAGGAACACAAATATTTAAAAACGGAGGCAAAAAATAATGGCTAAAAGATTCGGAATGGGTGAAAAAAGAAGTACAACTTCTACAACAGAAAAAGTTGATACACCTAAGAAAAAAAACTTTATTCAAAAATTAAGAGCAAAAATTTTACCTACGTTTGGTGAGCAGTTTGATAAAGCAAAAAAAGATAATAAAAAAACTTTTACATCTACTAGAGATGATACTAAAAAAGGAAAATTAGAATATTCTACAGAAACAAAAGCTGAGAAAAAAGCAGCTCAGAAAAAAATGTCCAATAGAGAAAGAGCAAGAGTTGGAGATACTAGTAAACAGCTTACGAGTAGAGGCGCTAAATTTAAACTAGCTAAAAAAATGGGTAAAGATACTTTTACACATGAAGGTAAAACGTACACAACACTTTTAAAAGGCGAGAAAAAGAAAAAACTTTTACAAATGCCAGAATTATCTGGAAAAACTTCTAACAAAATAAAAAGAGTCGTAGGTGCTAAAGGCGGTAGAATGAAATATCGTGGTGGTGGATTAGCAGTTGCAGGCTTTGGAAAGGTGATGAAATAATGAGAAGATATTTTAAAAACGGTTCATCATTTCCAGATTATTCTGGTGATGGAACTATAACACAAAAAGATATTTTAATGGGTAAAGGCGTTATACCTAAAGCAAAAATGATGGGCGGCGGATCTGTTAAAAGAATGGGTCTAAAAGCTGGAAGTGCTAATCCAAAAGCTACAAGCGAAACTGCAAAGAAACAAGCTAAAGCAGGTATGGAGAGTCAAAAATCTACAAATAAAAAAGCTTTAAAAATTGCAAAAAATATTTCAAAATTAAATCCGCTTACTTTTGGTCTAGCTACTGCACTAGACACATCTAAAAAAGATAAAAAAAATGAATCAAAAACATCTAATTTTATAACTAAAAAATCTAAGTTTATTACAAAAAAGAAACCAAAAGAAATTTTAGAAGCTAGAGCTAAAACCAGAGAAAGCGGGAGAGGACAATTAATGGGCGGCGGCAGAGTTAAAAGAGCTGCTGGTGGACCTGGTTTATATGCAAACATTAAAGCCAAAAAAGATAGAATTGCAGCTGGTTCAGGAGAGACTATGAGAAAAGTTGGTTCTGTAGGTGCACCCACTGCTCAAAATTTTAAAGACGCAGCGAAGACAGCCAAGAAGGTTTAAATGAAGTCCTATAATGGATCTTACATCTCTGGAGATTTAGGAGGGGTAAAGGTATCCAATCCAAGTTACGTAAATTATTATGAAGGTATGGTTGATGCACCTGGTTTTAAAAAAGGTGGCAGAGTAGAAAAACCTATTAGAAAGACTACCACTAAAGGTGGTAACTATAGACCAACAAAATCTGGAGCTGGAATGACAGCAAAAGGTGTAAAAGCTTACAGGGCTGCAAACCCTGGAAGTAAATTAAAAACAGCCGTGACTGGAAAAGTGAAGCCAGGATCAAAAGCTGCTAATCGTAGGAAGTCATACTGCGCAAGGTCCCTTGGACAATTAAAAAGGTCATCAGCAAAAACTAAAAACGATCCTAACTCACGAATAAGACAGGCACGGAGAAGATGGAGATGCTGAGTGAGAAATGCAATACTAGACGCACTTGAGGCCAGATACGAGGCACAAGTTGCTGAAGCAGACGCAACAATAAAAATCTACTTAGAAAATCCTGTTGGTATTGGAGAGCATCCACAACACATTGATGAGATAGATAAACAACTACAGAAAATCGCTGAAGCAGATGAGAAGTTAAAAGCTTTAAAAGATTTTAGAATAGAAAGGACAGAGTTATAATGGAAGATGGATTAACAATTGTAGCAAAGCTGCAAAGATTACTAAGAGAAAAACTACAAGAAACCGGAGATATATTAATAGGAGGTGGTGTTGACAGTATGGAGAAATATAAGTATATGTTAGGACAAGTACACACTTATCAATTAATAAATCAGGAAATCTCTAACCTGCTAAACAATAAGGAGCAACAAGATGAAGAAGGAACCGTTATCGACCTCAACTCAAGAGGTCCCAAAACTTAAAACAGCTTTACTAGATAAAATAGTAGCTGAAAAAAAACCAGAAGTAGATTTATCAAAAAAAGAAGACAGTAGATTACCTCAACCGACAGGTTGGAGACTTTTAGTTTTACCTTTTAAAATGAACACTAAAACTAAAGGTGGACTTTATTTAGGACAAGAAACTTTAGAACGACAACAAGTTGGTTCTAATTGTGGAATGGTTTTAAAGCTAGGCGCACACTGTTATGATAAGGAAAGATACCCAGAAGGACCTTGGTGTAAAAAAGGTGATTGGGTTGTCTTTGCACGTTATGCTGGATCACGAATACAAATAGATGGTGGGGAAGTAAGACTGTTAAATGACGATGAAATTTTAGCAACCATTAAAGACCCTCAAGATATATTTCATCAATATTAATCATAGAAGGAGAACACTATGCCAGAAGAAAATAAAAACAATGAACCTATGGTAGACATAGACACATCGGGACCAGAAGTTGAAGTTAACGTAGACGAAAAAGAGGATAACAATGAAAATATTGAAAACAATAATAAGTCCGATAACGCATCTGAGAAATCTGATGAGCAGCTTGATATTCAAGTTAGCGAAGAAAAAGAAGAACCCAAAAAAGAAGAAACTACAGAAAACAAAAAAGAAGAACTAGAAGAATATAGCGACGGTGTAAAAAAAAGAATAGCTAAACTAACTAAAAAATGGAGAGAAGCAGAAAGACAAAGAGAAGCTGCTTTAGAATATGCTAAAGGTGTCCAAGCTGAACACAAAGAATTAGCATCAACAGTTAATAGATTAGAACCTAGTTATGTTAACGCTATGGAAGGAAAAGTTATATCCGGGCTACAAGCAGCTCAAGCAAAATTGCTGGCTGCTA